AAGCTAAATCTTTGAGTCTTCTCTTTGGATAGTAAACTCTTTCTAGCATACTCTTCCAGATACCGTAGGAGAGCGTCTTCTTCCCGTTACAGGTTGCAGGGTACTTCCCGTCATTCCAACCTACACCATAAACTAATTTACTCATCATCTTCAAATCTCAAAAACGAAAAAGCCGTTTCTTATAGACTGGTAGCAGAGGGTGGAAGTCAAACACCCAACAGTCAAAGAAACAGCTTTTTCGTTGGCTTCAAATATACCTGAGACTTCGCTGCTACGCTTCTCCTCAGATGTTTAGAATTGTAAAAGCAAGAACGACTAACGTCAATCGCTTAACAAAAACCGAGCCGCCTGTTACAATCAAACCTCACAAGAGAGGACAAATTTATGACTGATGTTAAATCCCCAGAACCTTATTTCCACACCTCCGCGAAGCAGGAAATCTTCATGTCCTATGGCCTGCTCAACCGCATAGCTAAACTTGTCGGTAAGGTGGAGTCTGTGGGTCTGCTTCTGGTTGATACGAATATTCAAGCGGCGGTGCTATGTATCGTACTGTCCACCTATGACGCAAAAGGTAAACTGGTAGAAGAGGTGGATGCAGAGTCCATCATGCTAACGCCTGATGAGGCAGTCTCTTTAATTGTTTGGGTGACGGAGCATCTAACCAGTTTTTTTCTGAAAAACCTATGGAAGGGAGAGACGATGATAAATCAGTTTCAGGCAATGGCGGCACAGAATTTAGAGCCTTCTCCAAGTGGTTCGCCGAGCTAAACTTTCAAGAGGCTGTCTGCTGGGCACACGGTTGCCGTAAGTCCAGCCTACGTGAATTATTCTGGACTAATAGTTACGAAGACTTACAGCTCACCTTACGAATGAAGGTGGCTGACCGCCAGATAGAGGCCGTGCAGATGTACGAAGCGATGGCCAATGTCGTCTCACAAGCTTTCGGTGGTGAAGACAAGGGTGGTAGTAAGGGTGAGCTTACTCAGGTCAAGGTAGCTGACCGAAATGTGGCCAAGACAAGCCATGAAGCAATCAATATGTTTAATGATATTTTCGGAAGGGGTTAGGGTATGAGCGAAGGTAATGATAACAGTTTAGTTTTTAATATCCTAACTGGTACGAATACTCTAACTGCTCAACTTGAAAAGATTCTCATGTTGAGTGATAAGATTAAAGCCAACCTAGATATTAAAGGGACTGAGCAGAATGTAACGATGTCTCAGTTAGGGTCTATTAAGTCCTACCTGAATCAGGTAGCTGAACTCAGGCATCTGGAAGCTGCCATAGGTAAGACTGTGGGGAAACCTGTTGCTAACTTCGGCGAAATTCAAGCGGTATTGGCTGAATTGAAAGCCCTAACTAAACAGCTTGGTGTGCAAGCTAACCTAGCCAAGCAAAGCGTTAATGAAATTCAAGGTAAGGCTTTTGCAGGGAAGATCACCCTTAAAGAGGCTAACGTAAGCCCAGAACACCGCAAGGCAGCTATTCAGGGTTTGAACCAGCTTCAGCGAACAACCAAGCTAAGTGATGACCAAAATAAATTGCTTGGGCAGTTAAACCAAGCTCATGCTGACCACTTAAGACAAGTCAAGGCTGCTAATCAACGAGCTAAAGAGAATGAGAAAGCTGACCTTGACACCCGCTTAAAGTTAAAACTACAAGCGAAGAGGGGTAGTCTTACTTCTAGTCATATTATCCAAGCTAAAACCCCTGAAGAGTTAAGAGCTATTCAATTGGGGTTAAAGGATCGCTTACACAGGACAGACCTGACAGCCGCCCAGAGAAAAGAAACCTTGGCTCTGGAAGAAAGGGTTGGACGAAGACTGGCTCCGAAAAGCAAAACCCCTTTTGAGGATAGAAACACTGGGCGTTTCACTAAGCTGGAGGACTTTGCCAACTTAACGAAAGCCGAAAGTAAGGTAGGTGTTAGCCTGCTTGCCCGTCGGATTGCTACTCTTAAGAAAGAGGGAGCTAGTTACGCCCAAGTGGTTAAGGTTGAAGAGCTGCATCAAGCTGCCCGTGACCTTCACGCGAAGAATTTCCGCCCTGCCAGTGCGTTTCAATTGCGGGAAGCTGAAAACCTACGGGTAGCAAAGCTCCCAGAGAATCAAGCTCGCCAAGACCTCAGTTCCTTAAAGACACAGGGAGAAGTTGCCCAACAACTTCGTATGAGCAACATTCGTGCTAAGGAGCTTACTGAAGGCCCCGCTAAACAGGCTGAAATTCTTTATGCCAACGCTTTGAAGGCTCATGGACTTACCTTAGAAAGAGAACCAAAGCAACGTCAAGCAATTGTTGAAAAAGCTCAGAAAATTGTTGAGGCCAACTCCCGTAAAGAGGCTGATGCTGTTGCGAAACAACGCATGGCTGAAGCTCAAGAACGAGCCAAGATTAGGAAGGCTGAAGCTAAAGCTGCTCTAAAAGTACAACAACTAGCAGACCGAGCCAGTCAGAAAGCTTTGGAAAGACAACGAAAACTGGATGATGAGTCTCCCTCCAGCGTTCTACGTCGTGCCAGACAAAGCGGTGCAGATGCCGAGATTTCAAAAACGGATCGGGGTTACGCTAAGAAGGTTACTCAAGCTCAAGAAGCGGGGGCTTTAGAAGTTCAGCGAGCTGCTCGTAAACATACAAACACCATGAAGTTAGAGGAGTTAGCTCGGACTCGCTATAAAACCATGGCTGATCTTGTTGGCTTAGATAAGGCGGAAATAGTTCAAGCCCGACGGGTATTGAACTACCGTAATGGTATGGCTCTTGCTGGGGGTCGAGTAGAGAAGTTAAATATCGAGATGCTCCAAGAGTTATCGAAACAGCAAGCTGCTTTAGCTAAGAAAACAAGAGCCGACGAAAAACTGGCCACCCACAATCAACGCATGGCCACAGATCGCGTTTATAAAGCTGCTCAGGATTTGAAGGATTTTCAAGCTGGGCAGAGAGCTAATACGGTTAACGAACGAGTTAACCAAATGGCAATAGCAAGTGATAGGCTGCGGGTCAAAGCTCAGAATGAGAGAGAATATTACCAAGATATGCGCCGTGGAACCTATAGTTCCGCTTCGGCCATTGCCTCGTTACGTCCCGATCAATTTCAGGATGCTAAGAAGTCTTTAAACTTCCAAAGAAATGTCGATCCTGACGTGGCCAATCGAAATAACGCTAAAGAGATGCTCGCCTTGCTTAAACTCCGTGAGCAGGAAGAGGCAAGAATTGCTCGCGCAGCAGCGGCAGCAGGCCAACATCAAATCCAACAAATGGCTTTGATTAAGAAGCTGGCTGAAAGCCATTACTTCACTAAAGAGTCGTTAAATGGTTTGAATCGCCAAGAACTTGAGTTGGCAAAGCAGGTCTTGAAATACCGCCAAAGTATTGCTCAAACACCACAAGCTCGTTTACATGATACCCAAACATTAAACCATGCTAATCAGTTATCCCGCTTAGACCCTCAGAACCAAGCTGACCACCGTGAACGTGTGCTTGGTGATGGTGGCGCAAGTTTGATGGCTATTCAAGCAGGGTTGATGCTTAACTATAAAATCTTGGGGGGTTTCCAATCCTTGTTTGGTTCGGCCATTAGTTCTGCCATGGAACTAGACTCGGCCTTCAAACAGCTCCAAGCTATTTCAGCAGCAACCAACTACGAGATGGTTGGTCTAAAGCTAAACCTTATTGATGTAGCCCAAGCCAGTAAGTTTAGTGCCGCAGAAGTAGGCCAGACGGCTGTGTTATTAGCGCAGGCAGGTTTTACGGTTAGCGAGATTTCGTCCTCCATGAAGGGCGTTATCATGCTGGCTCAGGCCACAGGGGCAGAGCTGGGTAAAGCTGTTGACGTAGTTACCTCAGTGTTGTCTGTTTTCAACAAATCGGCTGCTACTACTGAGCAGGTTGCTAACCAATTAACTGAAGCATTAAACCGCTCTAAATTAGATATTCAGAAGGTTGCTTTAGGTATTCAATACGCAGGTAACATCTCCTCCGACGCAGGAGTAACCTTTGAAGAGCTAACCTCAGCATTAGGCGCGATGGCCAACGCGGGTATTCGCAGTGGCTCGACTTTGGGTACAGGCTTTAGACAGATGTTGCTTGACCTTGAGCGTCCAAGTACCAAACTTAAAGACCGCCTAAATGCTTTAGGTATCTCCTTAAACCAGATTGACTTCCGAGCCAATGGTTTAGCAGGAGTGTTAAAAAACCTTCGTGCCGCAGGCTTCACAACAGCGGACGCGATGGCGACGTTTGAAGTGCGTTCTGCCGCTGCCTTCTCTGCCTTATCAGGTAACTTAGAAGACTTCGATGCGTTACAGGAGAGCCTATTAGATACTAATGCTGCTTTCACCGCTAACTATGTACAGATGGAAGGCTTGGTCGTACAGCTTGACCATTTGAAATCTAACCTTGGCATCGTTATGGCTGAAGGTTTAAGACCCATGACAGCCTTGACCCGCGATGTGGCTAAAGGTTTAGCTCACATGATGGAGAACAGTGAGGAAGGTAGTACCGCTTTAATGGTTATGGGTACGACACTGGCTTCACTCTCAGCAGCAATCGCTGTGGCTTGGTTAGCTAAGATGACAGCAGGATTAGTCACAATGACTTTCGCTGCCAGAACAGCACAGGGGGCATTGCTCGGTCTTTCAAAATCAGGGTGGGTGGGAGTCCTAGCAGGTATCGGTTTTGCGGTAGAGGCTTATCGTGCCCACAATAATGAACTTGATCGCATGACCACGGCATTGGACACAGCCACAGGTAAAAACAACGAGGCTAAGGAAGTCTACAACGCCACTAAGGATAGTGTGAGTAACTTAGATGAGGCCATCAAGAAAGTTACTGACCGTTATGGGGTGTTGGTTTCTAGTCAGGTCGAAACTACTGCTACAGGTAAAGCCTTAGAAGCTCAATTTAAAGAGTTAGGTTTAACCTTTGATGACCTATCAACCTTAAAAGCCCCTGCGCTAATTGCCAAGTTGAAAGAACTTCGGGAAGTTCAGTTTGGTAAGCAGAAGGAAGATGCGTACACCCTTGAAAGAACAAGTCTTGAAGAGTTGAATCAGAAAGTTGCAACGGCTAAGAAGTATGCCTCCTCACTGGAGACTCAGGGTCAGGCTATCTTTTCTGAAACCCTAAGTCGCCCCTATATTGGCCCTGCTGAACTTCAGAGAAATGAGAAGTTAAGACAACCCTACAGTGAGGCCAACGCGATACGGGAAGCTTCACCTCAAGTAACGAAACTCTTACAAGGCTTACTTGCAGAGTCAGTTACAGCTCTAAAAACAGGTAAAGTTAAACCTAACAGTGAGTATAGTCCTGCCGACATTATTCACCAAATTCAGCGTTTACTTGATACTAACCCATTCGATCGTGGGGTGGAAAAAACAGTCAAAGAGAGTATTGAAAAAGCTAAGACAGCCTTTCAACACGCTACTGTCCTCTCCACGGAAGCTGAGACTAGAGCAAAGATTAAAAAGCGTACTGACACCACGGTGTTAGATGTTGCGAGTATGCAAAAGGCTTATGAGAACCCTAACTCCCTTTTAAATTTAACTGAAACCCGTGGGATTGAGTTTAATAAAGCTCGGACGGAAGCAGATTTAAAGTATGGTAATCTTGATGAGAGAAAAGTTTATATTGGTGAGCTTGCACGTAAGGAACTTACATTCCTTAAGTCAAATATCGCAGTCTACGATAAGTTACTGGCAGATCTCCCTAAAGAAGGGGGTACGGAGCAACAACAAGTTAACCGTAGAGCTTGGAACACCCAAAAAGATAAGATTTTAGAAAACCGTAAGAAGTATGATGATGCTATTGCCGAAGCTGATGCTGTGCTTGCAGAAGGTAATAAAAAGTACCTTGAGATGGCTACCTCAACTGCGAGAGCGGGGGTCGCTTCCCGTAGAGCTGAGTATGAGGAAATCTTAAAAGTTTACCAAGACTCAGATATTCTTTCTCAAGAATCAGAACGGGGCGACCTGTTAGATGCTGCTTTCAGGGAGCTTTTAGCAGCAGAAGAGGTTTTAGCTAATCTAACCACTAAAGGTGGTGATGCAGCTTTAGCGGAAAAAGCTCAAGAGCAAAGAGCTAAGATGGCGGCATTTGCCAGAATCCGTAAAGAACAACTGGATAAGATTACTCAGTATGGTAAAGAGGACAAACAAGAGCTTACCTCCTATAGGAGAGAGTTAGAGTTAAAGTATTATGTCGAGGAACAAGATTCATGGATGGATGAGCTTAAAGCAAAGCGGAGCAGTTTAGACCACGACTCTAAAGCCCAGCTTGCAGCTCTTGAAGCCAAAGCAAGTAGAACACTATCTGATGGGGAGATGTTTGGTTCGGTAAACAAAGACCTCCGTTCCCGTGCTGCAACAGTGGCTAACCGCACAGGTATCTCTCAAGAGTACGCTCAGTTTGGTACAGGTACAGGGGACTTCTTTGCGCGAGCTGCTGCCAAACAGCGTATGGCAGGAGTTAAAGCAAAGTTCCACCAGAATCGTTTAGCTAATAACCTTGTAGACCTTGACCCACTAAACCTCAGGTTGGCCAAGGAAAAAGAGGACGTGGCTAAATTTGAGGCGGAACGCAAGGCGGCTGAGGCTAAGTTAACCCAGTTGAAGGAAGACCAAGCAACAGGTTTGTTTGATAGAACAGAAACAGCAGAGCAAATTAAACTTGCTCAAGAAGACTACAACTCAGTTGATAAAGTTCTACAAGCCCATAAACGCAGTCTGGAGGAAATGGTTAAAGCTAAGGAGCAAATGAAAGCTGAGACTGAGGAGTCTATGAACTACCTTAAGGAAACAGTTTTTGACCCTCTGGAAGAGTTAACCAAAAGCTTAAGAGCAGGCCAAGAGGCTATGTCAGCAGGTTTATCCAGCTTCATTGGGGATTGGGCCTCAGGCATGATCCAGAACACGGAAGATGTGAAGGATGCTTTTGAAGCAATGGGTAAAAGCATTCTACAGTCCATGTTGAAAGTATTGACTGACCGTACTGCCACTATGTTCACAGATATGCTCTTTGGTAAAGCTGATGGTAGTACAGGTCTTGGTATGCTTGGAAATCTTGGTTTATCCTTGTTTGGGGGTTTCGGAAGCTCTACTGTTCCAAAGGGAGTGACCGATTTCTCTAGTGGAATAAATGTAGCAGGCTATGCTTCAACAGGAGGTTTCCCAAAAGGAAACGCTATGCAGCGTTTCGCAACAGGTGGTTCGGTTTCAGGAACTAATGTCGGCCATGATACCGTTCCCGCGATGCTGATGCCAAATGAGTATGTGCTTAAACCAAGTGCTACCTCAGCCCTTGGTAAGCCCTTCCTAGACCGCTTAAATGCTACGACAACAGGGTCATTGAAGCAGTTGGAAGGGAAGGCTCAGGCACCGCAGGTAAACGTCACGCAAACGCCGCCTGTAAATGTGTTTGTGGTCAGCCCCGATCAGAAACAGCAAATGGGCCCTCAGGACGTTGTTATAAGCATTGAAGACAACATAAGCCGTGGAGGTTCAATCAAGAGATTGATTAAATCTGTAATAAGCGGGGAAGTCTAAAACTAAAAAGATTGTGTGAGTTGCTCATTTTCTGAGCCATTCATACTCTAGCCTCAAAGTAAAGACTTTTCGTAAACCTCGGAAAGCGTTGCGGCTCTAAGGCTAGAAGCATTGTAAAGTTTTGTACAACATATAGAAACCTTTATATAAGCTTGGCTAGACAGCAATTTTTATAGGTTTTTTCTCTTATAGAAAGGGTCTATTTTCACATTCTATATGTAAAACGATTTTCCAAAACCTCTGTAACCCTTGTGGCCGTAGGGCTGACCGCACCTCACGAAAACACTTTACTTTGAGGCTAGACTATGAATGGCTCAGTTTTTGTACAAAAGCACCGAAAACTACCGCGTAAAACTGTGATTTTCGGACAAACAACACCTTAATCACTATCTTTACAAACCGTTACACGAAACCGATTTACAAAAACTTCCTGCCGAGCCAAACTTACTCCATCGAAACGCAAACACAAAACGCGAATCGGTAACACAAACACTTTCACATTTACGAGATAAGATTATGAACCCTGTAGACACTGCAATCGCCCAAGCTGCTGAAGCTGCCAAAAACCTTGAAGCACAAGCTCAACAAGTTATCCCTGCTCAAACCTCAACTGCCGTTTCTACGTCTGTCGGCTCGTTCGACGATGATGACGATACCCCAAGCGGATTGGTGGTCGATCGCTGGATTCGCGTCTCCCCCGACGGTGTTCTGTTTGATAAGGCTCATACTGCCAAACAAGCCGTTGACAAACCTTTCCGTGTAGCAATTAACACGCAGCGTGAAGTCGGCTACCGTAATATGTTTAGCATTGCTTGGGGTAATCCAACGAAGTATGCCAAAACGTATAACAACCCGAAAAAAGGTGCTGCTTTCGATACTGAAGGCCGTCCTTGGACTCAGGTGATTGCTCAAGCCAAAGCTGAAGACCCTAAAGCTTACGACTACCAAACTGCTGAAGTTGCGATGACTTTGTTGGCTGACACCTCTGACCTCACCGCAGGCAAAGTGGTAGCAACCAGCTTCTCGTCAAGCCAAGCAACAAATTGGTTCAACTTCCTCAAAGAAGTTGCTGCCGCTGAGTTGAAAGGCCAAATCGTTGAAGTCGAAATCGGACATCAAATGGTTAAAAAAGGCAACTATCGTCCTTGGGGTGTTTACACCTTCAAGTTGATTGGTGCCCATAACGGCTAAAACAACAAAGCTTTACAATACCCACTTCGGTGGGTATTTTTTTACCCAGCCTTCCTTTGAGGTGTTTATGTTACACATTTATGATGCCAATAACCATATCCGCCGCGCCTTTGAGCGTGGAGACTCTGTAACCGACCTTATCCACATCGCGCCAACTGAAGTCTCTATTTGGGTCTTTGACGGTGTAGGAGCTAAGAAACCGAGACTTGCTCTCTACCCTGAGTACAAAGCAAAGCGGAATGTCCAAGCTGCCGTAGATAGCGGCTTCTTTGACTTCCTTCGGGCAATCGAAACAGACCTCTTAAAACACTGCAAGAACACGTTTGTGATGAAGCAACCGTGTATGGAGGCCGATGACGTGATTGCAGCCCTTGTTGAGCAATACAGAGCGTCCCAGCAAATCCTAATCCACTCAAACGATGCCGATTTCCAAGCTCTGGTTGACGAGAATGTAAGCG